GGAAATACGTGCTATTACACGATTGCTGCGCAAACTGGCTCAGACTGGGAAGTTGGTATTGGTACATACACTTCTCCTGACCAATTAAGCCGAGATACAGTTCTTTCTTCTAGTAATAGTGGTTCCTCCGTTAACTTCTCAGCGGGCACTAAAGACGTTTTTGTAACACAACCATCATCAAAAGCGGTATACACCGATGCAAGCAATATCATTAATACCTCTGGTAACGCTGCCACAACTGTTACTTTTACTCAAGTTAACACCACAAACTTAGTTGCCAGCACGGTCACTCTAACGGCTGGAACAATTAGCACCAACGCTGCTAATGCCACGGATATTACAAACAAAGCCTATGTAGACGGTTTAGTTACCTCTGGTATTCATTTTCACGAACCTGTTTTAGTTGAAGAAGATATAGCTTTGGTTGCTGTATATGCCCAACCAAATGGCGCTAGTAACGGTGTAGGCGCAACACTTACAAATAACGCTGCTAATGCCGCTCTTGTAGTTGATGGTGTAAGCGTATCTAACACAGCCCGTATTTTGGTTTATGCGCAATCTAACGCAGTGCAAAACGGTGTTTATACAGTTACTAATCCAGGTAACGCTTCTGCGCAGTGGGTGTTAACCCGTGCAACCGATGCCGATACTTTTGGTTTGACTAGTTCTGATAATTTAGGAGAAGGTTCAACTTTCTTTGTATCGTCTGGTAATACAGGCGCTGGTCGGACGTATACATGTAATACAACAGGCACAATTACGTTTGGCACTACAGATATTACGTTTGCGCAGATTAGTTCTTCCCAAATTTATTCTGCTGGTACAGGTCTTACCCTAGCCAATTTGGCATTTAGCATTTCTAATACAGCCGTTACAGCCGCTACTTATGGCGATAGTGGCAACGTTGCTCAAATTACAGTTAATGCTCAAGGTCAACTTACCAATGCAGCCAACGTAGCCATTAATGCTTCTAGTATTACAGTAGGTACTTTGGCTAATGCTAGAACAACAGCTTCAGATGCTAATGGAGCAAACACAATTGTATCTAGAGACATTAACGGCTCCTTTGCTGCTAACGTAATTACGGCTACCACGTCTAACGCCACAACCTTTAATGGTACAACAGGTAACTTCACAAGCATTACTGGCAACGGCGTAGCTTTAACAGCTATCAATGCCTCTAACGTAACTTCAGGCACCTTAGATAATGCCCGTACAACAGGTAATACGGCTAACAGCGCAAGCACAATAGTTCTTCGCGATGCGGACGGCAGTTTTGGCGCTAATATTGTTACGGCTACATTTAGTGGTAACGGCGCTACCTTATCTGCAATCAACGCTTCTAACATCTCGTCTGGCACGATTGATAACGCTCGTACTACAGCGGCTTCTGCTAACGGGGCTTCTACTATTGTTCAGCGTGATTCTGGGGGTAACTTTGCAGCCAACACAGTAACGGCTGCTGTTATTGGTGATCTGTCTGGCGGCTCAAATATTAACGCTTCAAACGTTTCTTCGGGGACTATTGCAAATGCGAGAACTACTGCTTCCTCTAGTAACGGCTCTTCTACTATTGTTCTGCGCGGAGCTTCTGGTGAATTTGCTGCTGGGGCTATAACAGGCGCATCTTTCTCTGGTAACGGCTCTTCCATTACTGCCATCAACGCTTCAGCGATTACTACAGGAACTTTAGATAATGCCAGGACTTCTGCTACTTCTTCCAATGGTGCTTCCACTATTGTTGTTCGTGATGCTAATGGTTCCTTTGCTGGGAATGTAATCACAGGAACTACGTTTAGTGGTTCGGGTGCGTCAATAAGCTCGATTAATGCCTCAAATATCAGCACGGGTACAGTATCAACCGCTCGTTTAGGTTCTGGCACTCCGAGTGCTTCAAACTTCTTACGGGGTGACGGTTCTTGGCAGGTTGGTGTTACTGGTCCTACTGGTCCCGCTTCAACGGTTCCCGGACCTCCCGGCCCTACTGGTCCTAATGGCCCTGCTGGCGGTCCTGGTCCTACTGGTCCGCAAGGCGGTCCTGGTCCTACTGGTCCGCAAGGCGCTCCTGGTTCTGTTGGACCTACTGGTCCTTCTGGTCCGGCTGGCGGTCTTGGTCCTACTGGTCCTACTGGGCCACCCGGAACTCCGTCGACTACTCAAAATGCCGTAGGAAGTTATGCTTTTATGCAACTAAGACCTTCTTCATCTGGTGGATTTGGGAGTAACTATTCAGTTGGCAGTGGTGGCAATCAAGTAATGGTTGGAATGCTTACTCCCGACTCCGATTCTACAAATCAAGGCAACGACCAAACGTTTGGCTGGAATTTAGGAACTAGTGGTATTTCAGGCACATGGAAATGGATGGGAAATGTAAACGGCGGTCGACATTTTGCGATTGCTGTTAGGGTTTCCTAAAGTAAAGGGCACAAGTGCAACATAAACCCATCTGGTTTCTAGGCAATATCCCCCAAGACCTTTGTGATAAAGCAATTGGGGAATTTAAGCTCGTACCTGCTAGATCAGCTTCTATGGGGGAGGATGGTGCGTTTAATAACAACTCCCACCGTAACACCACCGTGCGGTTTATACCACCAGGGCATTGGCTAGCTGCGGACATGCGTAGTTTTGGTGAGCATGCAAGCAAAGAATGTAAATGGGATTTTGACATCACTGGGAATGAAAACATTCAGTTTGCAGAGTATGCTGTAGGTCAACACTACAGATGGCACATTGACACTTTTCCGCTGGGGTTTCAAAAGTTTGACCGAAAAGTTACAGTAATCATATTGATGTCTGATCTCGCCGAGTATGAGGGTGGAGAGTTATTTGTGCGGTTATATCAAGACTATAAACCCGAACTTAAAAAAGGTTCAGTAATAGCTTTTCCTTCGTTTCTTGAGCATCAAGTAACTCCTGTAACGTCTGGGATTAGATATAGTGCAACTATGTGGCTAAATGGACCGGGGTTTAAGTAATGACCTTTGGTTTCTCGCCCTACGCAGCGGCGCCGTTTGCTGATACTGGTGAGCTTAGTCTTGGTATTTCAGTTCAGCTTACTGGAGTATCTGCAGTAGGTGTAGTTGGTACAGTTAGTTTTAATACTGATCAGAATCTTGATGTAACAGGCGTAAGCGCAGTAGGTACAATAGGTACTGTAACAATTGAAGCCGATGGAAGCCTTGAATTAGTTGGTATTAATACACCGTGCTTAGTTGGTACAGTAAACGTAGAAGCTGATAGCAATCTAGATTTGACTGGTGTAAATGCCGTAGGCGTAGTGGGTGATATCGATGTTAAGGCTAATACTGATAACGACGTAACAGGATTAAGCGCTGTAGGAGTTGTTGGCACTGTAGCAGTAGAAGGCGAAGCCGTTGTTGATTTGACTAGTGTAACGGCTATTGGTGTTGTTGGTACTGTAACTGCAGCAGCTAATGCTGATGTTAATTTAACTGGCGTTTCTGCAATTGGCGCAATTGGTAATGTAGTTATATCTGGCGGTGCAGTCGTTAACCCAACAGGTGTAGTGGCTATAGGCGTAGTTGGTGATGTTTCCGTTAATACCGACCAAATTATTGATGTTACTGGGTTTGGTATACCAACATTACTTGGTAATGTAACCGCAACGGCGGGAGCAAATGTTAACGTAACAGGTGTGTCTGCTATTGGTGTAGTTGGTACAGTAACAGTAGCTGCAAATGCTAATGTTAATTTGACTGGTGTTAGAACTGTTGTTAGACTAAATAGGGTCAATGTTTGGGGGCTTGTTGATACTGCGCAAACTCCAAATTGGACAGAAGTAGTAGCAGCTTAAGGATAAATTATGGCAAGTACATATTCACCAAGTTTAAAAATAACCCTGATGGGGGACGGGGACCAATCGGGTCTTTGGGGCCAAACTACCAATACAAACTTAGGCACTCTGGTTGAACAGGCGATTACTGGCGTTGTTTCAATCACAATGACTGACGCTAATTACACGCTAACTAGCTTTAATGGTGTATCAGACGAAGCCCGTAATGCGGTTTTGGTAGTTACTGGAACCAACAATGCGGTTAGAGACTTAATTCCGCCAGTTCAAGAAAAACTCTACACTATTGCTAATAACACTACAGGTGGCTTTGCGATTCGGGTTATTGGTGCTTCTGGCACAGGGGTAAACATACCTAATGGTGCAACATGTCTTGTTTATTGTGACGGCACTAATTTTGTTAATGGATTGTCTGGTACAACTGGTGACTTTACTGTTAACGGCACAGTAACTGCAACGGCTGTTAATGCAACTACTGGTACTTTTACTACAGTTGTTGGTGCAATGAACGCATCAAATATCACTTCTGGCACTGTGGCTACAGCCCGTCTTGGCTCTGGAACAGCTAACTCTAGCACGTTTTTAAGAGGTGATCAGACATATGCCGTACCAACATTTACTGCAAACTCTATCGTGACAACTAATTTTACGGTTCAAGAAGTTGGTGGGGCCCTTGTATTTCAATATGGTGGTTCTAATATAGCAGTAATGAGTTCAACTGGCAGTTTAACTTTAGCTGGACAACTGCAAACTGGCGGCAGCGTTTAATTTAGGAGAATAATATGCCAATTACAGTAGGCTCTACATCTATAACATTTAACGATTCAACTACCCAAAGCACAGCTGGATTAGCAAGTGCTGTTACCTCAGTTGCTACAGGTAACGGTTTGTCAGGTGGAACAATTACTACTACTGGTACTTTGACTGTTGCATGCCCGACTCAAAATACCGTAGGAAGTTATGCATTTGTTAATCTGCGACCCAGTTCTTCTGGTGGTTATGGCAGTAACTATGCTATTGGCACAGGAACAAATCAGCTAATGCTAGGTATGTTAACAGTAGACAGTACAGGAACAAATCAAGGAAATGACCAATCTGTAGGTTGGAATTTAATCACATCTGGCGTTTCTGGCACATGGAAATGGATGGGACATGTAAATGGCGGGAATCATTTTGCTATTGCTTGCAGAGTATCTTAATTAAGGAAAAATAATGTTTACACTAGAATACGCTAAAAACCCAATTTGGAATAATGAGGAACAAACTTCAATTTATTTAATTGTTAAATGGCAAGAATTTCAAGAAGAAATGCCTTTTACTGCCGTTCCTTGGGATATTGAACCTTGGGGAGTTGATTTGTTTAATAGTGCCGCCGCAGGTGATTTTGGTACTGTTGCGCCTTATGTAGCACCAATCCAGCCAACGATTAATTTTGAGCCGACACCAACTCAACCTAAATAATGAAAACTGAATACGCCAAAGGTCGAATCTATCCAGGTTCTACACCTGAATTTCGTCATTTACAAAAAACAGACGGAACAATCGAAATGCAGGTTAGATATATAAACTCTGCAATGGGCTACATGGGTAAATGGATGCCAGTTCAAACGGAAAAAGAAGAACAAAAGGAATCAGCATGATTAAAACAATCCAAGACTCAATGGAAGGTGGCGAATTTAAACCACGCCATACCGTTGAAATTTACTGCCCTAACTGCGGGCGTGATGTAGACGAAACCGAACTGGCTATGAAAGTATGCGGTGACTGTGGGTTTGACCTATCAAATCCTGAACAGCATGTAGCTATCGTAGTTGCTAACTTATCATCTGGTGGTCAGACGTTGTAATGTTATGGCTGGAAAGTTAAATGCAGACGATACGCTGACTAAAGTATTAGCGTATGTAGACTCACCGTTTAAGTTGTTTGCCATTGTTTTAATGGCGGTTTTTGCATTTACGGGATACATTATTTATGACCACCGAGAGTTAATTGTTGGTACGTACAAGGAAAGCCAAAAGCTACCTAGTATTAACAAAGACAGAGTTGACGAAGTAGCAGTTCATTTGTTTAAAACGACTGATGCAACTGTAGTAACAATATTTAATGTTAATCCGTTGCTTGCCACTCGAATACAGTACCGTGCTTACACAACGAACGGTCGGGATAAAACAAACGATGGTTTAGATGTAGGGTTGTTTACAAGTAATCAAGCAAATAACCAAGATGTAGTAGCTTTAATGGCTGGCAATATACCGTGTGGTGAATACAAAACGGCCCAGTCAGAAATTGGATTGTGGTATTTAGAAAAGGGAATGCGGTATGGTTGCAGAATTAGTGTGCCGCCTGATCCTAGTAAATTTGTAGGGCAGATTACGGTTGGCTGGGAAAAACAACCAGCAGATTTAGAACAAACAAAAGCAATGCTTTTTATTGCAGCAACTATGTTATCGAGGAAAAAATAATGTTAGGACTAGACACCATTGTTGGCGTTGGAATGAAGCTGATTGACAAGCTAATTCCTGACCCAGCTGCTAAAGCACAAGCCCAGTTAGAACTAGCCAAACTTGCACAAGACGGCAAACTAGCTGAAATACAAGCTGATACCGCAGAATCGCAAGAAGTCACCAAACGGGCGCAAGCGGATATGGCTAGTGATAGCTGGTTATCCAAGAACATTCGCCCCATGACTCTAATCTTTATTCTGGTTGTGTACACCGCCTTTGCAGGTATGAGTGCAGCCGATGTTGAAGTTAATAATAATTACGTAGAACTGCTTGGGCAGTGGGGTATGCTAATTATGTCGTTCTACTTTGGCGGACGCACCCTTGAAAAGATTATGGACATGAAGGCAAAAGAAAAAATAGCCGAGGCGGAGCTAAAAGATGCAAAGTAATTTTGAACTGTGCCTAAAGAAGATGCTTGCCCACGAGGGAGGCTACGTTCACCACGAAAAAGATCCTGGAGGACGCACTAATTTAGGAGTTACGCAGCGGGTATGGGAAGAATGGGTAGGTCACGAGGTTGACGAGAAACAGATGCGGGCGCTTACCCCTGAAACCGTTGCACCACTTTATAAAAGGAAGTACTGGGATGCTTGCCGAGCTGATGAGCTTGTGGATGGTGTTGACTACTGCGTTTTTGACGTCGCTGTTAATTCGGGCCCAGGGCGAGCCATTAAGTTTTTGCAGTCGTGTGTTGGTGTTACTGTTGATGGTGGTTTTGGGCCTGCTACTATGGCTGCCGTAGAAAAAGCCGAGGAAGACCCAGCTAGACTAGTAGAACTGTATTGCGCTAAACGGCTAGAGTTCTTACAATCACTTAAGACCTTTGAAACTTTCGGTAAGGGCTGGTCAAGGCGCGTTGCCGAGGTCAAAGAAGAAGCACTCAAAATGTTAGGGTAAACCCCATGCCGTTACAGAAGTTACAGTTTCGTCCAGGAATTAACCGAGAAGGCACTGACTACTCCAACGAGGGTGGTTACTTCGACTGTGACAAGGTGCGCTTTCGTTCTGGTTTTCCTGAAAAGATTGGTGGCTGGACTCGGATGGCAAATGCCCAGTTTCTGGGATATGCCCGTGCGCTATGGAATTGGGTTGCGTTAAACAGTTCTAACTTTCTTGGTGTTGGTACTGAGGTTAAATACTACATTGAGCAAGGCGGTACATACAATGACATTACGCCTGTTGTGTTTACCTCCGCAAACGTGGCTAATGCGTTTACTATTACTAGCGGGTCAAACGTACTTACGGTAGTTGATTCTTCCTACCAGCCAAACGTAGGTGATTATTTAACCATCTCAAATGCAGCCACAATCAGCACTAGCAACATAACTGCTGCGGTTTTAAATCAAGAATACTCAATTACGACTAGGATTAACACTACAGCGTACACCGTAACAATGAGTGTTACAGCCAACCTTTCTGCAACTGGCGGGGGATCGGCTACTGATATTGCTTACCAACAACCAACAGGGTTAAATACCTACACCATAGGTACGGGGTGGGGTGCAGGTCCTTGGCCTGTTACAGGCATAACAACTAGCTTAACTGATCCTTTTACTACAACTAACGGCAGTAATTCTGTCGTAGTAACTCAAACAGCACACAATTTAGCTAATGGACAAGCAGTTATTTTTGCTAACGCTACGGCAACAGGCGGCGTTTCAGCAGTGCTTTTAAATACTTTGTTTTACCCTTCAGTTGTTAACGCCAACGCATATTCCATCACGGTTCAAATTAATGCTAATGCTTCTGTAACAGGGGGCGGTAACGTCATTGCCTATACTGAAACAGGTACTCATGGTTGGGGTGAAGGATTTACGTCAGGTATTGGGCAGCAGTTACGGCTTTGGACTAATGATAATTTTGGGCAAGATTTGCTAATTGCCCCTCGTGGGGGTTCTGTTTTCTACTGGGAGGCTGCGCTTGGCACTCAAACCCGTGCTCAACCACTATCTACTTTATCTACCGCTGCTGGGTTTGACGGCACACGGGTTCCTAATCAAACTTTGCAGATTGTAGCTTCGGCTATTCAGCGATTTGTCATCTGTTTTGGTGCTAATCCATATGATCCAAATACAGCAAGTACTACTTTTGACCCAATGTTGGCGCGTTGGTCAGACCAAGAAAACCCCTATGAATGGGTGCCAGCAGTAACAAATCAATCAGGCGAGTTTAGGCTGTCTAGTGGTTCATTTATTATGGGCGCTCGTAATACCCGTCAAGAAATCTTGGTATGGACAGACGCTGCTATTTACTCCATGCAATACCTAGGACCTCCCTATGTTTGGGGTTTCCAAATTCTCATGGATAACATATCCGTTATGTCTCCAAACTCTATGATTACGGTAAATAACGTAACGTATTGGA